GAGTCAACTGCGGAGTAAACTGCGGAGCCAACTGCGGAGCGAACTGCGGAGCCAACTGCGGAGCGAACTGCGGAGTCAACTGCGGAGTAAACTGCGGAGCCAACTGCGGAGCCAACTGCGGAGTAAACTGCGGAGCCAACTGCGGAGCGAACTGCGGAGCCAACTGCGGAGCGAACTGCGGAGTCAACTGCGGAGTAAACTGCGGAGCCAACTGCGGAGCCAACTGCGGAGCCAACTGCCAAGCGAACCGCCGAGTCCTTCTTTTCCTGTAGTTTCTCTATCGTGAGGGCAGCAAGCGGAGCAGCCAATCCTCCAACAAGGGGAGAAGAAACCCGGATAACCCGTCCCGGATATTTTAGATTTGCGGCTTTATAGCAGCCGATTATTCCCTTCTCAAAATTCTTCCAGTCGGTTTCTCCCGTTTGTAAACCAATCTCAATCCACTTTTTTGCCCACGGTTCAAATTGAGCTTTCTGTTTTTCAGTGAGCGATGTGATCTGTTTCATTTCACTCCTTTTTGTTGGGTCGGTTCAGTCACAATAACCATAGAAGATACTTACAGCGGGAATCCATTATGCATCCTCCCATCGAGTACGCGGCCACCCCATGCTCCCTCGATCTTTTTTGAGCCACCGTGTTGCTTGTGGAAATATGGGATGCCGCGCGCTTCGCATTGGTCACGGAGACTTCGGAACCATTCTATTTCTGAGGGGCGCGGTTTCAATTTGTCGCTCTCGCCACCGCCGACCACCCAGTCAAGATCCCATCCTGAAATATTGAGCGGGCCCAATAACGGTTCGGCGCTTATCCAACGAACCCGCGCCGGGATTGCCACAAGAGTTGGAATCCGCTCATCGGCAGTTTTTTGATTTTCCGCCGACACTCCAAGCCATACATTCGGATAACCCGCGCCCCAGTCCTTCGGCAGCCTGGCTTTGATGTTCTCGGGGCGTTTCGTGAGAATCAGATAATCAAATTCAAGAGTCTCCGCGATTATATCCCACGCCTCGTTGCGCCATTCGTCGGCTTCCTCAATAAACCAGTCCGAGTAGGAACAGGTGAATATGCGCCCACGGTTCCTTACCATTCTTTTGTTTGCCCACTTCATCGGGCTTCGGAATGTCGCGGGTGACGTGCGTTTGACTACATTTGGATCTTTTCCGTACCGCGCCATGTCGCGGAACATATAGCAGTTCTTGCAGCCAATAGAAACCTTGTGGCAGCCCCACCAAGGGTTCCACGTGGCATCCGCCCATTCAATTCCTGTGGTTTCCGCCACTTTATTCTACCTCCACTTGTTTTGTCGCCGCCATCCACGCCTTCGCCTGCCGTTCTCCGTCAGAGAGAGCAGCAAATAGATTAGGTTCAAGGGAGATTATTACTGGCCTGTCCTTCCCTGAGATTACAACCTTCCACCAGCTCCGATCCTTCGGCTCGTCATATACAACCACCGTCCAGCCAAGATCGTGAAGTCTCATGGCCACATCAGAGATGGGGTGAGAGTTGATTTCGGTGGTCATTGCATTTTCCGCGCTGCGGTTAGATCGTTGACAACCGCCATACCCGGACCCTCTGGACACTTGTGCCCCTGAGCGTGATCCTCCATCCCGCACTTTGAGCAAGTCCAGGTGGAGCGGCGACGAGCCGGGGGATCATTCGGCGGAGAAAATCGCGGCTTCTCGGTCTTCAACTCGAATAACCCCTGCCATCCATTGCGGATTGATTGGTCAATGCAGGCCACCGGATCCGATTGCGCCCCGAGCCATGCGAGTTGCTTCTGTGCCTGACGATCGGTAAGGGGTTTCCGTTTTTCTTTTCTGTGTTCTACCCAGTCCATCCACGCCTTCGCGAAGCGGTCTGTGCGGAGGGAGGGATAGAGAGAAGGAAAGAGAGAGAGAAAGAGAGAAAGAGAGTCGTTGCAGTTACGTAACGGTTCCGTAACCGTTCCTTCCTTAAACTCCTTATCACGTCTATACTTACCCATGCGCCGTCTGCTCTGTTCAAGCACGCGCACTCCCATCGATTTCCAGTCGTGAATGAGTAATTTTGAGTCTTTTTCGTCAAGGATTGAGACGGAAATTAGTGCCTTTTTCAATTTCGTCGGCTCGATTTTTCCAGCAACCTCGTCCATGTGGCAGGCATCGGCAATCTCCTCTGGCGTGAATTTTGTTATATCTCCATTCCGTGCCTCTCCGATCGCCCAGGTCCAGAGGCAGACAATCATACTCCGCGATTCAGCGCGGGAGCAACCGACAGCGGAGGCGAGGCGCTTGACTTTTGTGTGCTCTCTGAATTCTTGGTGCAGCTCCATGTAGGCCATCTATATAGCACCCTTTTCGTTGGGGAAGTTTAGGACGGCGAACTCACCGTGATACTTTTTGGCCAACACGTCATAGGCCCGAGCAGCCTCCTCCGCCGTTCTGAATGTCCCAAGACCATAATGCTTGCCTCTGGCCGTTATTTGAGCACGATATGCTGCCCACCCCCTTGCGGCATCGGTTTTCTTGAAATGAATACCCTTGAATCCATGCGCGCCATTTTTTTGTCTCTGTCTATTACAAAGGTTTTGGCTGCGGGTGCAAAAACGAAGATTCTCTTTTCGATTATCAAGCGTATTGCCATTGATGTGGTCCACAAAACTACCGGACGGAGCATTTAGAATGGCTCGGTGCATCAGTACGCCAAAACAGTGGTAATTGATATGGTAACCACGGGCGGCATAAAGTTTGTTGTGGTTGGCGGCACCTGCGTTCCATTTCCACTCCATCAGCCAATCGTAGTCTTCGTCATCAACAATGGCAACAAGCCCACGTGTCAAAGCAATTTCTTTCATCTTATATCTGTTCAAATAATGACAACGGATTGTCCGCATTGCGCTTCACCCCCGAGATTTTCTTCCCGAGGGAGATGAGCCGGGATTTCTCCCGGGCCAAGTACTCTCTCGTGTCTTTCGGGGTTGTCTTGAAATACCCATCAGAACACGAACCCACCTGCACACCCATCTCAGCGGCAACGGAGACGATCTTTGCCACCACCCGGCTATCAACCCCCGTCGCCTCCTCGATCGCCTCACCTTTGATCGGTCCTGCTCGATTGTGGCGGTCTATGGCACGGAGCACGGCGAAACATCTCCGGAGTTGATCCGTGTTTATCCCAGCATCGTTCTTCATCTTTCCCTCAGCACGGAAAAGTCATAGGGCGAGTTTCAATTGGGCGCGTTCGGCGTCGACCCGATCCTGAGCAACAGCGCAGTAATCGGCTCGCACCTCACTTCCAATCCAGTGTCGGAAAGTTGTTTATTGTTTTTGGCTTCGGCTACGATTGCCGCCCATTCTTCGGGCGTGCGTTCAACGTTGACCTGCTGGATCGGGTGCGACGTAGACGCCTTCTCCTTTGACCCTTTCAATGAATCGCGTGTCCTTCTCCTCTCCAAGGCTTTGCCTTTTGGCTTCCCATCCTGCTTCGAAGGCACAATGTAGACGGTTTCCGAGATACTCTCCTGGGGGGAGGGTGGAGAAGTCGGAGCATTGATTCCCTTCATCTGATTCGAGCCAGAGGCGCCAGAAGAAGATTCGTCTGGGTCTTGCCTCCTTCTCCATAGACGCGGCTCGATTTCTTCGTAACCCGCTCGCGGTAAATACCATTCTGTAAATCCCCACGAAGTTGTTCCATCCTCAAAGGAGGTGCCATCCTCATAAACACAAATCAGCCTATCGAACTGGTCAAGTGAGCATTGCTTGATCGCTTCTACACACGCATCCTCAACCGTCTCAGCACTAACCGGAAGTTGAACCCCACCGCTTACGACGTGCCACATTTTCACTTATCAACCCTCGGTATAATCCTGAGTAGCAACCGCTTCAAGGTTCCAACCTTCGGGACCTCTCTTTTCTTCCCCCACACCTCCAGATGCTTCCTCCCGAACTCTGTCAGACGGATTCTGTTGCCCACCTGTTCAAGGATGGGAAGGTGATCTGTCACGGCTCGGACTTCCTTTCGTACTCGGTGGGAAGGGCAGCATCAAGAGCAAGCAATTCCTTGATCTTCCTCTCTTCCTGTTCAGCCGCGCAACGACATTTGTATTTCTTCCCACAGAAGGGGCAGTAAGTGTGCGCGAGGATAATGTGCTTCCGTTTCTTATTCACGGTCTTCCATTCAATCGTGCTGAACGTCCGCTCCGTCAACAAGTCCACTTCCTGCACCGCGGCCTCAAACGCCTCCGGGGTATTCTTGGCGAACTGCGCCTCAATCCTTCCGACGCACCTACAATTCGTAGCACTCATGCTGCCTCCTTCAGTTTTTTCTCGTACTCAGAAATCAGAATCCTCAGCATTGATTCGCTACAGTACATCGTCCCCTGTCTCTTTAGGTCTAAAGACTTTGCCCGGTTCGGCCAGAGACTGCGCCAGAGTTTATCCCACTCAGGTCCGTGAAAATGCGCCCACGCATTGTGGCCCTCACACCCGACAATCACGTTCTCTTCGTCCCATCTCAGTCTCTTGTTCGCTCGGGTGATTAGGTGATTCGGTTGAAGCACCCCGCCGCATTTACATCCGTGGCCCTGTAGGTGACAGAATGGGCCCGTCTTCACTTTTAGGTACTCGAAGAGAACCTTGTCCAGTCTCTTCTCCAAGTACCGACGGCTGACTCTATTGGGTTTGGGAGTCTTCATTCCATATTTCAATGTTCACTTGCGCCACAATTTCCGGAGTCTCTCCGTCCTCAAATTCCTGAGTGTACTCATTCATCTGATCCCACCAGTAACGCCATTCCTCGCCGGTCGCGGCTACGAGGAGCTCGACGATTTTAGCGTGAAATATCTCGTACTCGGGAGAGCGTTCAGTCACGATTCACGCTCCGCAAGTATTGCCATTCGCCACTCCGATACCTTCTGGCTGAGTGCTTCGTGAGTGAGGTGCCGGGGATCCTCTACAAGCCACTTCAAGAATGATTCAACGTCTTCATCCGGGTAGAAGATCGGGCCGAATGCTACTTCGGTCGTGGAGCAGTAGAGACAGGCGTAGCCGTCTTTGTCAGTGAGAATCTTTGCGCTCATGGCCGGCTCCCCGATGTTTGTTGTGATAGACTCTTTTCAAAACTGAGGATGGTCCGTATTGCGTCGATCTGATGCACAATTGTTGCGTTAAGTCTGTCTGCGAGCTTAAGGAGCCTTGATTCGTCCGCGCAAATGCCCGACAATCGTTCCCTAATGAGGCTGGCGGGTAGTTCGGTCAAAGCCTCAGACTCTTTCCCCCTCCGCCTGTCGTTCATTGCTTGCGCTTCTGCAAGAAGCTCCGAGGACCGGGCAAGCCATTGGCAGCGATCATCCAGTTCATCCATCAATCCCACCACATCGCGGCTCAAAGGTTGCCCGATCCTCTTGTAAATCTGACGAAGTTCCTCTCCCAACTCGACCTCGGTCATGCTTCGGCTTCCTTCAATCCGCGCTCATACGCTTCTTTCTCGATTTCCTTCTGGCAGTTCTCGCAGGACTCAATCCGCACTATGATTGAAGTAGCTCCATTTGAGTGTGTTCCGTCAAGCCTTCCACTGAGTGTATCCCCGCAGTTCGCGCACACAAATTCAGTTTCCATTATTCACCTCGCCATTACGTCTGTGTCTTCAAAACAACGGAGGCCCGGGATATGCTGGTTGGTCTTTATCACCGCGAGAATCTCACGGCGTTTCGGTTCCATCTTCACAAGCTCAGGATGTGCCGCGGCCAGAGCCACAACGTCAGTACACTCATAATTCCAGAACTTCTTTAAGGTCGCAGCGCCCACATCTCCTCTTGTTGTCTGCGCTGCTGGCATGATGGCTGGAGGGGGAGCAACGATCCGGGCTTCCTCGCCCTTTGCCTTTGCCTCCACCTGTTCGGCCGCGATCTTCTCTTCATATTCCTTCTGTTGCTTCGCCTCAAGCGCCAGGCGGACCCGTTCTTTCTCTCCCCGGTAGAACTTGATCTTGGTCTTGATCGCCGTCTCCGCAGACTCAAGCGAAGTGGCTATCGGTTTGAACATTCCATTGACCCGCTTGACGAGGATGTTAAATGGGTCAACGTGAGCGACGCGGGCCACCTCTGTTTCCTTCTGGAATGTCTTGATCTTCGAGAGGTAATCAACCGCCATCCCCTCCTCAACGTCATCGACGATTGAAATGGCCTCAGCGGTTTTCTCTGCTTCGATCGCGTATCCGTTCCAGAGAACGAGGTCGATCTTCAAATCTTCGGGTTTCATCACGGCGAGAGAGTCCATCACTTTGCCTCCTTAGTCAGTTCGGATTGCCTGAAGCTGGACGCTTTGGCTATTTCTTCCTTCTGCGCGTTCGTGATTTCCCCACCGTTCCACTTCGCTATTGCCTTGTCATCCAAGAGGGCAAGGGAGTTGAGAGACTTCGCCGCCTTGATTGCGTCGATGAATCCGGCGGTTTCGCGTTCTCCGAGTTTCGGTTCGTTCGGGAACATTGAATCAATCACCGGCGGTCCGGCGTCTTTCTGTGCGTGGACGGCATCGAGGGCTTTCAGCGTGGCCTCCGCCCTCTGCTTCGCCTCCGGCCTTCCGTTGCCCACAAGCCACTGAAGGTATCCGGTGTCGATCTTTCCCCACTCGATTCCCTGATACTTCCCGAAGCCGATCTGTTCCACCATCGGGTCGAACGTCTTGAACTCCGCGCCCTGAGAACTGACGGGCTTTGATTGCGGGGCGGGATTCTCTTGTGATGATTGTTCGGCTTGGCCAGTGCCTCCCCCTTTTTCATCGTAGAAAGGATCAACGTCTTTCCGCCTCCACTGGAACACACCCTTACCGCCCGTCTTGTTGTTCGTCTTTTCACGCCACACCTTGACGGCAAATTTCTTCTGCCAGTCGCGACCGAAGGCGGGCATCCAGAGTTCCTTTGCAATTCCCAAATCCTTGCAGCAGCGGACCAAGCAATCAGACTTCGCCGATTCATAGACCGAAGCCCAGGACTGCAACGGATTTTCAGCATGATATTCAGCCTCCCCGACGGCCCTGGCGGCGAAGCATCCCCGGACGTAAAGAGAACCGTCGAAATACAATTTATCCTTGTCTGGGTCTTTCGGGGTGGCGTGCTGCAGGAGCGCCCACTGGCCTATGCCAAAGACGCGGTTGAGTTTATCGCGGACAAAGACTTGTGGGAGATAAAGCAATCCGTCGGGGCGGATTTCAACCTCGTTCGGATCGACCGAGGACTGGAGAAGTTTCTGTTCCTCGTCCGAAATCTTGAGCATTGATGCGTTGGTATATGTGACGAGTGCATTGTTCTCCTGCATCTGGATTGCGCCCGGCACCCCTTCTCGTGTTGCCAACTCCGAATTTTCCATATTCCCTCCTACGGGTTTGGTTACCCCATCCACCCCAGCCGACCCGTAGGAAGGGTCGAACCAGGGCTTCAGGGGGTGTTGCCTTACATGCGGCCAGGATGGCTGTTGAACTGCTCAACCTCTGCCCGGTTCAATGAATCCTCCAGACCGTCAGGCGGCTCCTCATTCACATCAGCGAGAGAATTCCCGCATTGAGGGCATGTTATCCGACCCCCGAAAGAATGCGGTGCGACCTTCATGTCGCAATAGGCACAATCCTTGCAACAGTAATCTGAAGGTTCCTCTCCGCACAGATCACACACGGGATCAAGCGCCTCGCGAATCTCGCTCTCGTGCGTCGCGAAATAGAGGCGGTTGAAAACGTCGAGGTTGTCAGGTGTGAGGATCATGGCGTCACCCTATGCGGACAATGAGGCCCGGGCGAATCTGGCGAGTCCGAGCAAAAGGGCGGCATGGCGAGAATGTGCCAAACGACTTACCGCGTGAAGGATGCGCGATCCCTTTCAACGCCGTCATCGGTTTCGGCGCAGCGACCGCGAAAGTCTCACTTGTTGGTTTGCTCGACCGGAAAAATCCCCGCAGCCAATTCAGCGATTTCTTCAGCCAGGTTGTTATGAGTAACATAACGCCTCCCGAGAATTAGTTGATATGTTAGACTTGTTCCAGTTTGCCGTCAGGGGTGACAACGTGATGCGTTGTGCCTCTCAGCGCTTCAAGCATATCCCCTTGGTAGACTTGCTCACATGGCGGTATGCGCTCCAGTGGGATTCGCTTCTCCGTATCGACATTCCAGTCCAGATGAACCCGCCGGTCAAATTCCCGGTGAGCGATCTCCACGGCGATGATTCTGATGGCCAGAAACACAATCGAAAACGATGTGACGAAGCCGAGGAAAGCGACGAGGAAGACTTGAAGAAAGTCGGACATATTCACCTCGCGATTAATTCGTTGATTAGGATGCACGCGCCGCCTATAATGCAAATGGTGACGCACAGACTCACCGTTCTCCAGCGGAGGGGAAGGTCGTGCCAGGTTCTATGCAGATACCAGCCGCAGAAAAAACAGATGATGGCGACAGTAAAGAGAGTGCCCTCATTCAGGCTCAAGGTTTCCCCTTCCTCCCCACGGGTTCGCGGTAGTATTTCGTGACCTTGATAAAATCCGGGGAGAGATTGCTGACTATGGAGGCCACTATCGCGTCGCGCTTGACTGCTGGAGCGTCCATATCCATGTCCACCGTGCGAGCGCGATGTTTTGATTCGCGGTCAATAAATTCGATCACGACTTTCACTGGCCGTTCTCCGATCTATTCCGTTCAACGCGATCAAGATAGCGGTGGATGCGCATACGGGTCTCTCGCTTTGTCGTATTTCTGCTCTCGTGCAAGATAGAGTTTTATGGTATCGAGTTCGCCACCCTCTCGCCCGAGTCGGTTTCAATTCCCCACCTCTTCCGGCAACCACTGTTTGATTTTCATCCCGACGCGGAGAGCATCAGCGACAAGGCGCTGCATGGAAATGTTCGTGTCGCGGGATCGTTGTTTCAGAATCTTGTGCAGGTCTTTCGGGAGTGCAATCTGTGGCGGGGTTTTGCTTTCTTCGTCCATCTTGTCCTCCGTTGTTCTGCATATACGGTAGGGACAATTTATCGGTTTGTCAAGAAAAGTCTTTGAAATCTTTTAAGTCCAGCGCCGTTATTGCGGAATGCCCGAGAGTAGCGGTGTTACCAATAGAATTGGGCTATTTGAGTGTCTGTTATTGCAGAGAGCCAGCATCGTCTATATCCGTTATTGTGCGTTTGACTTTGACCGGCCCACCCGTTATCTTCTTGCAACGCCCGCACCCTACTTGGCAATGGGGCAAGGTTTTCGCAAGGACTGACGAGTGCGAAACTGCGGAAGATGAAGCCCCGGTAGTGCTGACTGCCGGGGCCTTCCGTTTCTACACCTCCAGCGCAGAATATGCAGCCTTCCCCGTGGAGAAATCGGCGTTTAGCACCTGACGCCGCTGCGACTTCTGCGCCGCGTGAGAAATGTGGACCCATCCACCCTCTCCTCCCTCATATATCAACTGGTCGAAGGGTATCACAATCTCCGAATGGATGATCGCCTTTACGACTTCGAGATTGCTCATTTCTGGAATGTGGAAGTCTGCCGCCTCCCCTTTTAGGTGCTGTGATGTGGGCGCTCCACCGATCCCACCATTAACGACCGGTGAACGGTATCCGGATGTGATAACCACGGGTGCCCCTATTTGAGCCCGAATCTGCTCTAAAACCACACCACAGAGAATCCTGAGCGCAATAACCCCCTCTGGCGGAGGGGTGTTATCCAGGCCGTGCCGGATCGCGAAATCGGAGCGAACCATTTCCTGAAGACTGAAGTGCGGCGAGAGCTGGATTGTCATCCATTATTCCTTTCGGTAAGCATAATAGAGAAGTGCCGTGGCGAAGAGCACCCACAAGACTTCCACACTCCACATGACCGGCCACCACGACCAACCAGAGATGATGTGAAACGGCGGGTCCGTTACTGCGACATGCATGAAGATAGGTGGTTGGATGAGCCAGTACCACGGGGCGTTGTGGTGAAAGATCGTGTACCACTCCCATCTCGGGGCGAGTCCCAACTGAGCAGCAATCCAATCAAAGGTGTCCGGTGCAGAGCCCACGATGAACCCGTAAATGGCTAACGTATTCTTCAGCCACTTCGGAGCCCAGAAGAACCTTGCGGGGGCGGCCATCACCCCCGCCCCGATCAAACCATGTGTAACGAAATCGGCCGTTTTGGTATACTCCAGAATTGATGTGTAAGGGTGGCGGGGGGCGGCGCAGGAGTCGCCAACCCCCCGAAGGAGGCACAACCCACCCTACTGTCTTCGACCGATCAAAATGCCAGCGACAATGCCCGCGCTTGCAACCCCGATGATCCACGGGAAGTCTATTCTCTCCTCGATCACCGTCTTGGTGATCGTCCTTTCCTCCACCTTCACGAGTTGAGCGGGAAGTTTGATTTGTATGTCCCCGAAGAAGCCCTGTGGCGAAAGAGGGACGGGAGAGAAGTAGGCCATCCGAAGTTCTGTCCCTCTAATGACCGTGTCAGCCCTTGCAACATAGACCGTATCGGCGGGCTGGAAGACGAAAAGAGTGTCCGTCTTGTGGGTTTCGATCTTTTTAACCCTCACGACTGGAACCTCCACCCTCTTTTCCTTCTCGATCATCACTGTATCAGCGGGCGCGGCGGCGACTCTGGCCAGAGTAGACCTCTCGCTCATCTTCCAAACGAAGAATCCGAAAGCCCCGAGGAAGACAAGGGCGGCCCCGATATAGGCCGCCCATTTCTTTAAGTCGCTCACTGAGCCGGGCCCGACTTCGCCACTCCTGCCCGAAGGAAAGCAAGGCCAAAGGCCGCGAGGATCGCGTTAACCGACTGCCACACGGCAGAGTCAACTGGCCACCATCCGACTGCAACGCCGATGTCAAAGACAGCCAAGAGAATGGCGACGATGTACGTCTTTTTCCCGTTGAGCCAATCGAGAACTGCTTGCATATCTACCTCCTTGTGATTGTTGGTTAGATGACCGTCAGATCAATGTCTATTGTCTTCCAGTCATCGTATGTTGTTGTTTTGGCTTGTACACTAATGGCGTAAGTGTTCCCTATCGTCGCAGAACTTGTGTCGAACCTCACCTGGATGGTCTGCCCGGAAACTATACGGTGGGCGCTTATCTCTGTCACGTTCGTCGGGACTGTCACAACCACCGCCGTTATATCGTCGCTCGTCACAAATGACGGCGAGAAATCAAGATCAATCGGACTATGATCTGTTTTTTTCTGAGAATGTTTCTCTGCCATTATCCCACCTTCTTACGTTTAGCTGAGTAGAAAACCGGGATTTTCGGAGACTTGAATCTTGACCTCTTTGACGAATAGAAGACCGGACGAGGATTAGATGTAAAACGTGGCCGACCGCCGGAGTAGAATTGAATATCCCCCACATCCATTGAGATCTGGTTGTAACAGTAGTCCGCGGCCTTTCCGGTCAGGATAAACACTCCGGTTTCCGCCTCAATCCTGAGAGACCCAACCTTCGTAAGAGCTGCATCTATCCCTGAGAACGTGAACGCTCCGGTCTGAGCTACTACAACCCGACCAACCGCAAGGCCGGCTTCCTGGCCTGAATGGACAAATGACCCGGTTTCAGTCGCGAGGTTCCTTCCTACTGTAAGTCCTGCGCTCTGTCCGGTAAGTGCAAATGCTCCTACTTCAGCGTCAAGAATCGCCTGTCCGCCCGACCACTCAAGCTCCGCAGCTATTCCGGTAAGTGAAAACGCACCAACGGAGGCGGCGAGATTGTAGGCCCTCACCAATCCAGCATCAATGCCCGTCTCTGTGAAAGTCCCGGTCCCGGCTGCAAGAACCGCGCCCCGCAGGAGTCCTGCATCCTGTCCAGCCTCTGTAAATGTGCCAGCGTCGGCCTGTAACACCCGACCGACTTTAAGAGATGCGTCTACCCCAGAGAGTGCAAACGAGCCGGGAGAGGCAGACAAAGACTTCCCCGCGGTCAATCCGGCAGCCTGACCCGTGAGGCTGAAGTTTCCAACTCCAGCCCCTAAGACGCGGGTCAAACTGAAGGCAGCGTCTTGTCCCGTCAGGGTGAACGTTCCGACTTCGACGGGGAATGAAACGCCCTTACTGAGTGAAGCAGATTGGCCTGAGAGGGTAAACGCCCCGACTTCAGCGGGAAGGATTCTGTCGGCTTCAAGCCCAACGGTTTGACCCGAAAGAGAGAAAGACCCAACGGCGGAGGCAAGGACGTATTCCCTCTGGAGAATCGCATCTATTCCAGTTTCGGTAAAGACGCCGACTTCGGCAGAGACTACGCGCCCGACATTGAGACCCGCAGCGTTTCCGGTTTCAACGAATGTTCCAGCGCTTGCCGGAAGAATCGCAGCATGAAGAAGTGCGGCGGCGACACCAGTCAACGCAAAAGACCCCGCATCTGCGTCCATCGAATACCCGCCGCCAGTAGAGACACCCTTGACCGCAACGCCTATCGCCTCCCACGACGCGCCGGCATTGGAGAGTGTCTCGGTCATCGTGATCGACGTGCCGCCGGCCTTCCTCGACGAGGTGAACCCCCAACCGGTGTTCTCTATCGCATTCTCTGTCTGCCCCGCTCCGTGACCCGTTACCCCATACTCCGAGAGCGAGCAATCAATGCCGAGATCGGCAGCTACGCCGGCGAACGTGATCGAAGGCTCCCCGGTGAGCGCCGTGTCAGTCGCCGGAGTTCCGAGCGGCGTCGTCTGGTCCACATCGTACAAGCTCAGCACCATGAGTGCCTGGGAGATTGACCCGCTCGCAGTCGCAACGATGTTCGCGGTGGTCACCGTAGGGTTGAGGAGCCTCCACATAGTCACGCGGAAGTCGTTATTCCCCTGCAAGACGTCCGCGACCTTCGTGAAGCCTTCGGTGGTATTGAAGACTACGGAGTCGTGCGTCTCGTGCGGCTCGCTGGAGGAGTAACTCGCCATGAAGGCGAGGAGCACGCGGTCAGTATGATTGCCGACGACGAACGAGGGAAGCGTCCGCGTCACTCCCGTGGCAGCAGTCGTGACCTGCGCGTTCTCTACGACAGGTGTGGCAGTCCCGCCGGTGGTGGCAAGAGTTGCAGCAGCAAGAAGTAATGGAGTGAAGCTCCACATGTCAGGCAGCCTTCCTTATCGACCACTCTACGGTGATAGTACCAGCTATCGCGTCAAGCGTCATGTCCCACCCGTGCATGAGCAAGAGTGACGGACTCACCCACGAAGGAGGAGACTGTGGACCGATGAGGTTTGATTGGTAGATGACGCGCTGCGTGCCGGTGGACTGAACCTTTTCGTAGATCCTGATTTGCAGCTCGTCACCAGTCACCATGTCTGACAGATCGAGAAAGAGCTGGAACACCCCGTCAGAAGTCTCGGCGTCCGGGCCGGCCGAGTCAGTGACCATCGACCACTCTGTCGTGTCAACCGCCTGTGAACCCGCAAAGGCTTCCGAGAGTGCCATCTGTCATCCTCCTAAAGCGTAAACGACTGCCGTCATCGTGCTGTCGACACCACCGACACCGACTCCCCTGACGTACACGTTCTCACCCAAGACTGCTTCTCGACACGGCAGCATCATTCCGAGCGCTCCCATCGATGCCTGTTCGATCGTTCCTGTGACAAGGTACGGCACGTTTTGCATGCACAGGAGCTTGTTCGTTGCGTTGACTGCCACGTCGAACAGATACCCCCTTGCCGTCATACTTGTATCGGCAGACCCAATACCCAACTGCCACCACCACTTGTCACTACCGAGCGTGCCGAGCGTCGCAGAATAACTTCCCATCGCGCTTGTACCGGGAGTGACGGCTGTACCTGTCGTGCTCGCTACCGTTGCCCCGAGCGTCTGCACCTTCGTCCCGCATCTGACCAGCTCTGGCCTCGTTGGCTTTCCAAACACGCGAACGGCGACGCGCAAGGGAAGCGTCCCTGCGACCAAGTTCTGATGAGCCGTACCTATCGCTGTGCCTGCCTTCAGGTAAAGCGGGAAGTAGTACCACGCGCCTATCGCGCCCGAGGTGCCGAACGTCGGGCTATTGGCGTACAGGTTGTTGATGATGACGCTCCACGAGCTTCCGGCGTTCCCGACTCCGGCAGCAGGATCGATCAGGAGGTCTACCATGCAGCGCCGGATGACGGTCGTCGCGCTCTGCCCGGCGAACATGATCGCAATTCCATAGCAGTCCTCGGCGATCCCGTTGAGCATGTTCGTGTTCGCGCCCTTCGTGTTCGCGTTGGCATGGCCGGGAGAGTCCAGTCCTATCCCTGCGTCAGTGTACGTCGAACCGAAGTTATCGGCCTGCCAGTTGAAGCAGTTCCCAGGGGTGAATAGCATAATCCCCCCTTATGCCAACGTGAGTACGCCAGCTGTCCCGTCAAAGTTGACGGTGAATGTCTCATCAACCAAGAGAGAAATCGAACTGGCATAATCATAATAGCCAATGAGCAATTTCGTGGCCGACGTGAAATTGTACAGAATTGCGTATCTGAACGGCCCGATTCCCCCCGCGGTTGCGGTAAAGACCACGTCACCGAGGACGAGTTTATACGTCCCCGCAGTCTGGGCGCTCGTAACGTGCGTCGCCTCAGTTACTGCGTAGCCATTTGCAGCAGCCGGAGGTGGATGCGCCGTAACAGCGTCAAAAACCGTATCGGTCGCGGCGGTGGGCGCGGTATTTGACAACGCGACATTGAGTGTATCAGAGCCGAGGTTATGGCCTTCCTCTGCCAGAGCTTCGACGAACGTGTTGAACTTTACGAAAGCTGCCATTTCTCCCCCTTAGAGATTAGTGTTTGACGATCAAAGTTTGGTTGGTGGTTAGTGAGCCTCTCGGCCCTTGTTATGGAGCTATCCGAAATATCTGCTCGACGAGCTGCCCGAGTCCGAGCTTGTACATGGCCCAGACAACGACGATGGCAAGTGCGAGCGTGATGGTTTTCTTCACCGCCCAGATCGCGACGCTCTTGATCGTCGGATGCTTCTCTGTCCACGACGCCATGGCCTTACGCGCGTGCTTGCGCCAGCGCGCGCTGGAGGTGACTTCGCCGAGCAGTGCGATCACGTTCTCGAAGCCGACAGTCCCGTTGATCTTCACGTCGAGGATTCTATCGAGCTTGGTGTTCAACTGCCCGATCGCAGTCTTGATGCCGTCCCACTGAGGGGTCTCGATCTGAACGTGATCGTCGAACGCTGATTTGAGCTCGCCGATCTGCTCGGCAACAGTGAGCTTCTTTTCTTTTTGTTTCGTTCTCATGTAAGAGTCTCAGTAGTGAATGAGTAGACGCCCCCTCGGAAGATCCGGAACAGGAGGGGCTATGAGCGTTGTGAGTGAAATCGTGTTGGACTCTGCGGAGAATCCATCCCCGTTGTAAGCTCTGACTCTGTAATAGTAGGTTATTGACCCCTGAAGGCCAGAGACTGCGTAGCTTGTCACGTTCCCCACGTCCAGATCGTTGAATCCTTCGACGAAGGTTGAGAAGTTGTCCACCGAAATGTCCAGTCTGTGCCCGGTAGCCCCGGAGGATGCCCCCCAATTCGCCGTAAATGCGTTCCAGTAGATGTTTGTGGCAGATGTGGCTATTGGGTCATCCGGGGGATTGGGGGCCCCAGAGGTCGTTGTGAACGTGATTGTGTTGGAGTTTGAGCTTGTTCCGTCTGCGTTGACAGCTCTTACCCTTGTCCAATGCTGAGTCCCGGAGGCAAGGCCGGTGATGGCAGAGCTTGTGACGTTCCCGACGTTCGTATCTGCAATGACAAGGGTTGTAAACGAAGCATCAGTAGCAACGTCCACTCTGTAGCTTGTTGCACCCGTTGAAGCCCCCCAGTGAAGCGTAGCGCCCGAACTTCCAACCGACGTTGCGGCTGTCTGAACTGGGGCCGGGGGCGGTTGAGGATTGGGCGCGGTTTCGTCATACGGCCCCACAAGAACAAGGGGCAGAAAGTACGGTTGCGGGTTCCTCGGAGGGAAAGCCGGACTCCCATAAGGGGTCGCCATTGTAATATCTGAACAGGTGATCGTGATATTCCCGGAAGTCCAGGCACCTGAAGCAAGAGCAGATCCCCAAAAGTTGGTAGCACTTCTTACCTCGTACTCATCTCCAGCGTCAAGGATAGTCGATGGATCAAAAGAAACCGTGGCGCTCCCATCCCAGTTGAAGATCGTTACGTTGGCCCTTTTGGGCTCGTAAGGGTTCTGGTCTATGTACACATCCACAGACCTTGCGGCGGCAGCGGCGGCAAAATTAGAGTACCCCACATTCCCTTGCCCCGGATGGTCTGTAACGGTGGATTGAGTCGGCCCAATGATCATGTTGTTGGAAAAAGTCAGGTTCGATCCATAGCCTTCCGAAAAATGAAGTCCACTGTTGGCCTGAGAGACAATGACGTTATCAGAGACAATCCAATCAGCAATTCCAGAGCCCTGATAACCCAACGAAAAGTAGTGACCGTTCCCCGGAGAAGCAGAATAGAAACCGTAGTTATGGCGGAACCGGATGTCTTCAACGACCTTCGCGGTTACCTCCCCCGCACCAATAACTATATTCGGCTGGAACTGTTCCGAGGGTTTGGGCTGAAGATTTCCGGTGTTGAACAACCGATTGTAGTCAATCGTGATGTTGTCCATTTCAGTGGCATCTGAGCCATAGAACTGCCACCCCAAGTCCCACTCGGAGAAGATTGTGTTGTGCCGGTAAATCTTTTCGGGGCTCGGAGTCTTGTTTTGGATATACCCCGCGTAACCGAACTGGTCTATGTTTGTTTGCCTACCACAATAGTAAATGATGTTTCCACAGACCTCGGTATAGTTATAGGCGTAGTCTGTTATGCCTATTGACTTCGCATCGTGGATCGTGCAGTTGATGATCTTAATGTTGTGATTATTGATGATGACCGTGGGCCACTCATTCGGGGTCACTACGTCAGTGACGTATATATCAAACCCCCAGAGCCAAACATATTGACCTTCGATCTGAGCTGGGGCCCAACCAGGAGTGTAGTCGTGGTAGAGTCTGATATGTTTTCCGGGCTCCGCTCTATAAATAATCGGCTGGCCGGAGCTTCCAGACTTCCTTTGAATGTCCCCGTGGTCTTTATCGGAGACGAAAAACGCTCCGTAGTCGTCTATGTAAAGACAGGTGTCTCCAGGCTGGATGGTGTTGTTGCTTGAAGACCACGCCCATTGGTGACTCCAGCCCGTGGCGCGAGTCGCAGCGGTCCCAGAAGAAGTCCCCCCCACTCTCACATACCTACGGACTCCCGCGTCCGCGAAAGTGACGGTCAGCGCGAGAATCAGAAAAGGAATGAGTCTTTTCATCGTCTGACCTCCACGCCGGTAGATAGCTTAACGATCACAGAATCCACGGCCACGGTTGCTTTCCCAAGCACGATCCCCCTCAATACTCCCGCGTCATAGGCAGCATTAGCAATCGCGGTTGAATCCAACTGAGGCCCGGGCGGAGGAAGCGGAGTCCCGTCCAAGGTCGAAGCAGCGTAAACTCTTTCCCCTCCCCTTCCTCTTAAAGTCAGGGAGAAGATCGTCGGGACGTCAAGTTTGACTGTTAAGGCTCCAGAATACTCCCCCGCGAACGGAGAAAGAATCCCCATCGTATCGTCTTTGGCCGAGAAAGAGACGGTGGCAAATCCATTGGTAAGAGGTGTCACCGCAAGACTCCCCGAGGGCGGGGGATTCACAGGTCCAGAAGATTTCTGAAGCCAGACCCCCGCGATCCAACCTGAAACCCCGTCAGAGAAAGAGACTGTGTAGTAAGGGAAGTCCCCCCACTGACTCGGGCCGCTCCCAACGATTCCAGCCGTTCCCGTGGGTTCGCACTTCAGGGCGGGAATAGTTGTAGTGAGGGCTGATCTGACAGTCGCGCAGCCAGAAGGATGATTGACCGTTACGTTGTCCCCTACGGCAAACTGAGCACTTGCTGAAAGTGTTCCAATCACACAGAATACTGCGAGACTTGCGAGTCGTTTCACGTTTCCTCCTACCAAGTTGAAATAGCTGCACGAACCCACGTATTAGTTGCAGTGCAGACATAAATAAAAGACGCATCTATCCTGATTTCACCCAGAGTCCCGGTGTCACTTGCATTGACCGGGGCGGCGTTCAAAGCCGAGAGCTTAAACTGTGTGGAAGCAATTGGTCCGCCAAAATCTGCTTGGCCGCCATTCGGATTGAACCAGAGACCCCGCCATGCAACACCATCATCGATCGCAGCAATGACTCCACGGCTCGTTCCGTCATGGAATCCGATGATCACCCGCCTTGTCGCCGTGCTCATCCCCGCCGAAAGCGGATACTGACTTTCGCTGGCGTAATCTGATATGTTGTTTCTGGCTTGCACCTGCCCGCTAAAAGTCGGTGAGGCAAGTGGGGCTTTTAAGTCAAGAAGGGTATTGACCCGGGTAGAGTCCATCTTGGGGGCGGCTTGCGCCCGCGCATAAGCCCTTGTTGCTGCCGTATCAGTATTCGCATCAACATATATCGGTCCATCTGCGAGCGAATCTGGCGTAACCGCTCTGACCAGATGGTTATCCGTGGAACTTGAACCTATTGTGTTTGAGGCCGTAACCGGCCCATCAAATCTCCCTCCGCCGGTAAAGTGCGCTCCAACTCCTGTGACGGATGAGTCTGCCGTAAGATTTCCGGCAGCAATTGTGGTGAGTGCCTTCAAAGAACCATTGACATTCGTGGTCGCCGTCAAGAACCCCGATCCCGTGCTGTCCCCGATTAAGACTTTCCCACCACTGGAATTGTACCGAGGCCAGAGATGAATGTCGTAGGTATAGCGGGTAGTGAATAAACCCTGATCCCCGTAAACCCCAAAGAGCATTGTCCGACTGGCGTCGAAGGAATCTGTCATCTGGAGAAGGGGATTGTACGCATACCAATAAAAGGACTGGCGGTAAAGCCCGAGCCCCCCCGTGCCGAGCTCCCCCGACAAAGAACCATCGTTATGGAAATAGATGTGCTTGTCGCTATTAGTGCCGAGGAATAGATCGCCAAAGCCGAAGTTGATAATCCGAGAAGCCGATTGACCGTTAAGGGGAATCCCGTAGAGACTATCCTGTCTGCGCGTCCCGAACTGCTGGAGTTTCAAGTACCCAAAGCCCGAATCAGCCAACAGAACCGAGGTTGAGCCGGAGTCGTTATAATTCCGCATCATCTGGCCGACATCATCTCCGCGCCCAAAGAATGAAAATTTTGTTGAATCAATGTTGCCGCCACTTGAGTACAGGGGCCCGCCTTGGTCGTAACCCACGGCAAATTGCCCATGCCTCCCAGTCCACCATCGCCATGTCACCATGCCAGGAACAATGCCTGAAGTGGGGACGGCAGAGTTGTAGGCGTTCATGTGGAAGATGCGTCTGTAAAATCCACCTGCAGGATTTTCTGAGGCCGCCCAAAGATTAGCGTTCCACTCCATTGCGGAATCGTAATGAGATTCCCACTGCATCGCAAAAGCCCCTATCCCCGGAAATGGCTTGGAGTTTGAATAATTGCCCGCCGTGGAATCATAGGTCAGGTTGTGGAACATCGAAAGTACAATGTCGTTGGCCTGAGTCGCGTTCTTGTGTGTGTTGAAATTCCAATATGGCCTCCCAGCCGTTGGCCTTCCGAATTCAAAGGGCACATAGCGCCCAACCTGTAGTGGATAGAACCCTCTCGCGGCTGAAATGGTGGTGTCCTGCTGTGCGACATACCAGATGGACTGCGTCCGGCGGTCTCCCGTGTATTGGCCAGAGGCGACCGACACAACCAGCAACATTAGCGCAAGAATTCGTTTCATGTCAATTCCGAACGAGTTGTGGCCTGCCCTCGGGATCGGTCACGATTCTTCCCTCGGGATCGGTCTTGTAGGTGTACGTATACCACATATCAGGCACAGTCGCTCGTGCGTTCATTTCTTCGAGTTTTAAGACGTAGTACCTTGCCGCCTCCAGTCCATCGGGCCATTCGTTTTCATATCCTTCAGGATCTTCCAAGACAACGGGTACATCTTCAGTACCGTAAATGATGTGTTTGTCGCTCGAATCCATGAAATCAGAAAGCCAAACCCGGTCAGACTTAACAAGCAAAACGCCTAAGTCTATCGTGATGACTCTCCGAAAGGCCGGGATTCTCTGGAACAAAGACCCGTCAGGAAGCTCACAATTCTCCGCGACGAAAAACCTCACCTCGTCAACGTCATCCAAGCCTCTTACAGAAAGAGCGGTAAACTCCTTTTCCGTCGCGCCATATTTGAGAGTGACTAAGCCCATGCCGCGGGTGCAGTTGAGTTCACAGCGACCTCTTTGAATTCCAGAGTGAAACTTCGTGCAAACTCCAGTCCTTCAAGCCACTCATTCTCCATCCCCTCTGGAGTTCCGAAGACCACCGAAAGCTCCTCACCCGGATACTGACAAAGGAGTTTCTTGGTGGCCGACATGAGGTATAGTACGAGCCACACCCTGTCTGCCTTCGTAGAAATGACCCCGAGGTCTACAGTGACGTTCCTACCGAAAAAATTCTCCTCTTCGCTCATCGCCCCATCTAAGAGTTCGCTCTGAAGCCTTGGAAAGAATCTCAAGGAGTCAACATCATCAAACCCCCTCACCCCGAGAGTCGAATACTCTTTGGCTGTCACCGCCGTTAGGGCGTCAATATTGATCGTTGTATCTATCGTGACAGCCAAAACACCCTTTAAGCCGACAGAAATAACCGCCGTCAAGAGCGAAGGATTGGAAAAGGGAAGAAAGACCAAACTCCACACCCCATTAGTCAGAGCTGGAAGGTCTATCGTTTCAAGTGGACTCGCACAGGAGGCCGTATCATCCAAGAGCAATTGAAACGCCCCCGCAGCATAGTTGGTTGATCCCGTCCCTCTTACGGGCTTGATCCAAAACCGAATCCCCAAATACGTTGAAAGATCGGCGGAGGCTATATTGTCTGTCTTCAATATTTCCCCCGCCGCTACTTCAGCCGTCGCAGTCAGCTTCACAGAGCCCGTCCCGACCTTCTTGTCCGCTGTGTCCAGGCTCGCCGTGATATTTGCCGTCCCGGATTCATCCCAGTTCGCATCGCAAGCATGAACAACGGTCTCCGCCCCGTATTTCAGGACGATGGAGTCCATTAGCTGATGATACCGGCATAGTCAGAGCGAATCATGAAGCCCTTCGCCTCAATGCCAATGATGGCGAAGTCTTCAGAGTCATTGTCGTGGATATATTTCCACGGCACGCCGCCGATCTTCCCGCCGAAATCAAAGACCGTCGCATCTGAGAGGGTCGCCCTTACTCCCGTCGCGGCTATGATATTATCCAAGAGCGCAAGTTCGGTTGAGGAAGACTGAAGCATTTCGACCTTCAGATCAAACTCAACGCCCAGATTCAGGTTTCTCCACTTGTGGTCTTTCTTCGGGCTTGATTTTGAGCGAATGTGGAGCTGGAGCCCCCGGTGGTTGCCTATTGTCTCATAGGCATCCCCGGCGAGGTTTCTGATCTCCATCGTCGTGTCACCCGCAGAGACAAGGGTCGCAGGAGCGAAGGTGTACAGAACGTCCGCGACATTCGGGGTCCCATCGGCTGGAGGTGCAGCCAAAAGGGCCGTCAGATTGGTTGGGATGGCCTCTCCGAGCGAAGATTTTACCTGAATGAATCTGACGCCATCGAAGTCTTTCGTGGTATCAAAATCCCAATCAAACCCAAAGTCACCTTTGAGAGTCACGCCGTTTATCAGCGTGATTTTGTGGGTGAGCTGAAGATCAATCAAGTGGTCAAGCAGGGCAAGACAGGCTGCGTTGTCTGTCCCGAGCATTTTCGCCTCCGCTTCCAGTGTGTAACCGTACACCCTTGCGCGCTGGTAGGTGTCCGTTTCATCGACCGTCTGAAGATTGATCTTCCCGTCCTTCAGAGGTCCGAGTGAATAGTAAGCGTCATCATCGGATCTCTTAACCTTCCAGGACGCTATCCCCGAGTTGAGGACGTTTGCGAGTGTTTCAGTAAATCCAAAGGCTGCCATTTGTTTCTCCTTCTTGCCGCCCGAGAGCGGGTCTTCTTGTGTGTGAGAGAGTTTAGACTTCCTGCCAGCGAACCTTTAGCGTGTTGTCTCTTGGGTTCTTTTCAACTTCGGTTGCGTAGAAGTTTCTCGAAGAAACTCCGTCATCAATCGCCGTCTGCCTACAAAGAGTCACGTGTTCAAAAGACTCCGTCGATCCATCGTTCCCCTTGATCGACCTGTAAGTCCTCTCGTAAACTCTTTTCCCGCCACCCAAACGATGTCCATAGTATTTCGAGAGAGCAATGTCCGTTCTCCCCGAGGTTCCCCACTCTGCCGCCTCGTAGTTCCACCATCGAGTGTAAAGCGTGTAGCTCATGTCTAAATCTGCCCCAGCTTCGGAGCCGGTTGAATGATAGATTGATCTCCCATTGTTATTTGGAAGGGCGACCTGATAACTTCCCACGTTTATCTTCAGGATCATATCGGGGTCCCACGCCGGGGGTTCATTAACTCCGCCAGAATCAGAATCGACAACGTAGTAGTACTTCCCCGTCAGGTCATTGTCCGCTTCGATGAAGCTCACCAAAGCCGGGGTATCGGCGTAATAGATTGAAGTTTCCGGGACCCCAAGGGTGATGTTCGCGGCGTAAGACCTTCCCCGCGTCAGGAGTCTAACAAAAAACCTCCCGGCGGAAACATCGTAGACAAGCCTTGGAATGAACCCGACGTTTCTGCATAAAGCATTGACCAGATCCCACGCAAGCCCATATTGAGTCTGCCAAACCGCAGACCCAAGATTTTCTCTTACAACGTACAAATCGTCGAAGATCCCATAGTAGGTGGCGTCATCGACCGAAAACTCAATGTCATCGCTCCCCAAGACGTTGGTGTCCCCAGAAAATCCCTGGCCTGTAGCAAGAGCAAGAGCTGAGTTGATGATCGTCGGGATGGTCACGAACTCATACCCTGCGCCTGTCCCACCTGGGGCCGAACCATTGATCGTGTTGGGGACTCTATATCTCACGTTAGTTTCGATGTCATCATAAACTTGCTGTAGGGTCACAGCTTTCAGGGCCGTTAAGAACGAGTTGCAGCCGATGACCCCGGTTCTGATAACGGACCCCGAGATCAAAGACTTTTCTTCAAGAACTATCGCAGACTTTTCAGCCCTGCCGTAGAAGAAATGTAAATCCCCACCAGTTGGATAAGCGAGCGTCACTTGAATATCCAGGGTCGCGCCGTTAAGCAATGTGTACCAGAATCCATTAGCGTGGACTGAATAGTCTTCCGTGTACTGGAAGTCCCAGTGTTCCACTTCAATCACCCCCGCTACCGGATCGACCTTCTCCGCAAGTCCCGAACCAAATTTGAGACTCGCAAAGCTCGGCACCGTGAGACCCGCTACCGGAGAATAGGCCGTCACCTCCAGTGTCCCCGTTGGAAGCTCTACGGTCTCAATTGCATGGGTAGCCACTAAGCTCTCCTGGCTCTAATCTTTGGCATGGCTTTTTCAAGGGCGATATTTAACTGATCCCCCGAAAGGGTCACGCCGCCGGCGAGTTCAACGATGATCCTCTGTTCCCCGCCCCTTGAAGCCATCCCTATCTGATTCATTCTGCGGGGAGAAACGTATTCCGGGCCTTCCTCACCGATCATGTAGCGTTTACCGCTCTTACCTACTCCATAGACAGGTTCGTTGATCCAGCCACCGCTCGCGAATTTGAAGACCGAGAGGAACCCCGCCCCGAAGCCTCCACTCCCCAGAGAGAAAAGCCCCTTGATGATACCCATAGTCGTAAGGCTCATTATCTGAGCCGAGAAATCTGCGATAAATTGTCCCAAAAGAGTATGGCCAATTCCGAAGGCTTCAACCAATCCCCCTCCGATTGAGTCTCCTATCGTGTTGTTCATCCGACCGAAGGCAGAGTTGAAGGATGACTCAAAGCCGTTTAATTCCTTGCCGGCTTTGTCCATTTCCTTCAGCGTGTCGGCAAGGGTGACGGGTTTGACTTCCTTTGCGAGTGTCGGAGCACCGGGGGCTTGGCGCTTGATGTAGTCAAGTCTTTCCGAGGGACGGAGCTTCATGTGGTCAGAAACCTTTGACATGATTTCGAACTGCTTCGCCCATTTATCATTGACCAACGCAAGGCCAGTTTCTTCCGCACTAAGAGCTTCAACAATATCTTTGTTCTTTTCTCTCTCCTTATCTTTGTTCTTTTCTCTCTCCTTCGCGGCCTTATCATCAAAATCCTTCAATGCCTTCTGAGCACCCAACAGCCCCTCCAGTTGGGGTTCAATCGCCTTCATGCCCTTCGAGAGATTTGCAAACTGACCCTCTGCCAGAACGATTGGGTCAAGAATGCTGGCAACACCCTGTGCACCCATCGAGAAATCAAAGAACGTTCCCCACGGTATTGCTCCAGCAGCTTCTTTCTTCGCCTTTTCGAGTTCATCCTGGGCAAGCTTGATACGAACGAGAAGAATGCTACGCATTTGTTCGTCATTGTAAATCCCCAGAGCATACCGCAAATCGTCAATGTTGTTAGTTAAATCCTTCGTCTCAGTTTTTGCCGCCGAGAACCAAGCAACGAGGAGCGCCGCACCACCCACCAACGCCGATAGAGGACCGGCCGCGGCTAAAAGAATTGGCGCCATCTTCGCCATTGCCCCACCCGCCGAAGACGCGGCTATCCCCATCCCAGTAAGGGCAAATTCTGTCTGTTGAATCCCACCAACTGCACCCTGAATGGCATTGGTAAACGCCCCGCCACCCCCGAACATACTCGCAAAGCCCGCGAGGGCAGCCGACGATTCTCTTAATGTCCGGTCTTGTACTCTTTGTTCGCGGTAAAAGTTTTTAAGGGCTTGGGTTGCTGGGGACATCTTATCGCTGATGCCACCAAGAGCATCCCCCATGCTTCTCCAATTCGTCTCAATCCTGCGCTGGACATGATAGGCCTGGGTTTCAATCTTAACCGTGTCAAGAAGACCATAACCATACGCCTTGACGCCTTTCATCACCCCATCGACAGCAGTAAGCGCCTGTTTTTGGGTGAGAATGCCATTCCGTTGTTCAAGGTCAATCCGCTGTAATGATTTTGAGGCAAGATCCATGTCCGCCTTATACTGTCGGAGTTGTTCCTTGCCCTCAAAAACCGTTTTTATTGTTACGGTATTCTCAGCCATTTGACTTTCTCAGTCCCTTTTTCCACATTCTGAGGCCCAATCGGAGACCCACATGGAAGCATGGATGCTTGCTGTTATCGTCGCTTGGGGGGTCATCGCCATCATCAACGTTTCAATCGCCGAACAAAAAGGGATTGCATCGTTCCCTCTGAGTGTCGCCTGTGTTCTATTCGCCCCGCTGACCTACCTCTATATCGCACAAACCAAATCCAAGAAGCCCTGACACTCTTATTTCGGTTTCGTCTCCGTGTAGTGATACCCTCCTAAGAGCATCCACCTCTGGAGGGCGGGGTAGCTATACTCTTGACCGATTGTCCTTCTCTTGGAAATATCCCCGTCGCACAAGAGGTAGAGGGTATAACTCAGCTCGTAACGACCGGGGAGTTTGTTTCTTGGCCTTCTTTTCTCTCCGAACCGGCTGAGTTCTCTTTCCCATCTTGCAGCTTCCCGGTCGCCGAAGCCGCAAGAAGCCCGAAAAAATCCACGAGTACCCTCTTATCTTTCGGGGTGATTTTCTCCAGGGCAAGGGGAGAAACGTCTTCCTCCAAACAGATCCCGCAGAGTTCCAGCCAGAGAGCCCGGTATTTCTCGCGCGATTCCTTGTCACGCTTCGGCAAAAGCTCGTCCAATTGCTCAGAGATCAGAAACAAATCCTCAACAGCGATTGCCGACAGGTAGGGATCTCTCTGAGACACTTTCCTTGAATGATACTTATTGCCTCCTATTTCGATCACCCGATTATCTCCTGGTCTGCTGTGATGAATTTGACCAACCCTTCACCGAAGAAGGATTTTATTGTTTCGATATCTTCCTCTTGAAACAACATGAACGGCCTGGGAGGGATGTTCAACCTCGTCCCGACGTGTTTCAGCGCCATCCCTTTCCAGAAATCCTGCCCAGTCTGGATGTATTTCATCCAAAAGAACTTCTTCGATCTCTCGGTCACCAAAGGATGGCTCCCCCACTGCATCCACTTCGCATGAGGCAAATCTGTGGAGACTTCGGCGAAGTCTATTCCTGAAGTCATCTCAAGGGACTGTAAGAGTCCTCCAGAGCCAAAGAGATTTGAAACCTCTCCGCCAATGAGTGCCTTCCAGGTTAGGGGCCTTCCCCCGACTCCGAAAGTTTTCCTCACGGAGTCTAACATCAAAAGACCCACCGTCTTCATAAGAGGGCTAAGGTCTTCCCCGACTCTCGGTAAACTCGCTTCAACCGTTGTCGTTATCAAAACGTGCTCGCCTGTGCGAAGATTTGAACCGTGAACTGCATCATCACCCACCCGTAATTGGATTTGGGCGGTATGCCTCTTTGCATCGTGGGCGGTGAGTCTTTCTTGACCACCCAACGGTTAGCCGAGATATTCACGTTCTTCATTGCAAACCCCGAAAGGCACTGCTTGAAGTCATGGGCCAGGGCATTGACGTCATCGTAAAGATTCCCAAGATCAGACTTCACTATCCCACCGACAACCACTTCAAACTCCGAGTGGGCTATCGTCTTCGTTGTGTTGATGAAAACCAGTCTTTCTCCCAGAGTGACGATGAAAACCTTTGGGCCGACTTTAACCGAATCGGGGTCTACCAGTTCGAGCTCTACCGGGAGGACCACGGAGCTTCTGTAAGTAGTCCCTGATTGGATAGACTCGAACTCAGCCTTCAGGTCAGACATGACATCTTCAAAGCGGGAGATTGCCATTACCGGACCATCCTCAAAGGCCGGCGAAGCCTCTTATAGCTTTGGAGCATACCGTTCCAGCGCGGCATCATGTCAAGAAAGCTGTCTGACCCACTAACCCCGGCAGCAGCGGTGCTCTTGGACTGATACCCGAGAGAGTTTTTCCCTTCGGCAGACTCCAGATCCATAACCTTCAGCATTTCAAGTGCAACCTTTGTGAATGTCGAAGGGACTGTCGCAGTCGTTCCCCAGCCGGCTGAATAAGTGACCTTGATATTCTTCTCCCCACAAGGGAAGACCGTGTACCCTAAGAGTTTGATCCTGTCGTACTCTACCGGATCTGTAAAGACGTAATCGACTTCGGTTAAGAGATCATGCCAGGTATCAAGCACAGATCCCCGGTACTGAAGGTTGGCAAGCTTCAGGGCTTCCGTCGCTTCCGAAAGTCCCTGGAATGGGTAATACTGCAAGAACAACTCGCATCCACCATCACCGGAAAGGTAAGAGGTCACGTCTCTTGTGATGGCGTAGTTCTGCTCGATCAGATCTTCAACCTGACCTGAGACAATGTCAATCCACGATTCAAGGAGCGAATCAAGAGAGGTTTCCGAGGCCCCGACTTTGAGATATAGCTTGGCCTGAGCAACGGTGATGATAGACCTCGCGGAAAGGGCCATGTCAGTACTTCTTCGAGGTTAAGCCTGCCGTATAGGTCGCCGTTGAAGTTCCGAGCCGGTAATCCTGAATCGTGAAAATCAACCTTGCCCTGTAGGCCCCCAAAAGGCTTGCAGTCAGATTGACGCTCTTGAAGTCTCCAGCGGCAGTCGAAAGCGAATCGAGGGTAGTCAAAGCCCCCCAGGTCACCCCATCAGAGGAAAGCTGGTATTTTATCAGGATCGAGGCCGAATCCTTTGACTGAACATTCACGAACACGGCAGCAAAGTCTACCGGGCCAAAAGCCTGAGTTGTGTCGATCTGCTCAGAGACATAGGCCATGTCCAGAATCTGTGTGCCGAGCCGGTCTGTTTTCAGATACTCGTAGTTGTTCTTCACGTACTGTGCGGATGCTCCCGCAACCACGAGTGAGAGTATCGCAATCGAGAGTAGCCGTTTCATGGTGTCTCCAAAAAAGAGGGGCGAGGTCTCCCCCGCCCCGTTGGTTTACCGCTTCCGAACGAGTTTTGCGCTGTAGGTCGTAGTCCCCGCCACCCCATTGCCAGAGCTGTTGAATGTAAAGGTCAACTGAACCTTCGGACATCCCAAAGCGCCAGCAGGAAGGGCGATTGCAAGAACGTTCCCCGCAGCCACAACGCTTGTGAACGATGAAATGGTCACAGGCGCTTTGAAGCTGGTCCCGTCATAGGAGGGCATATAGCCCAGACTGACATCAATCGAGTCAGTAGAGCTTATGACCACATAGGCGTTTTCCCAGCTCGCCATGTCGTATGCGGTTGTCGTGTCGATCTGGTCGTCAGCGTAAGACCTCGCAACGAACGTTGTGCCCGTCCGGTAAGCATGGAGGCCGCCCGTGCTGACTTCCCTCTGAACGCTGATGGTCTGTGCGTCACACAGGACAGCGACCACCAGGAGTGCGAGAACCACAAAAAGGAGCTTCTTCATATCATTTTCTCCTTTCCTTAGTTCGCGCCAACAGACGACGCGCAGATTCCCTGCACCATGGCCGAGGTGTCAACCACCCCGTATTTGAGCAGGCCATACCATCCGACGTTCACGAACCGGCCCAACTTGTCAAACGGACCGCTGATAACCGGACGAGGTTCGTCAGAGACGGCCTTCCCGAGCGCATTGAATCCAAGGACGTTGACCTTGTAAGAGTCAATCGTTCCGCTTGAATCAGCCGTCACCGTGACGTTGGAAGACCGGAGCCAGCGAATCCCGAAGGCCATACCGACCTCGCCATTCATGATCGAGGCAAGATCCTGGTACTGTTTAATCGGGATCAAAGACTCCCTCAGATCGTGCAGACAGTCGTCATGCGCGATGCCGAAGTAGCTCCCGCCACCGAGCCCGGGGACGTTGAGCCGCGAGAGCTTGTTATACAGCCTGCTCGCGAACTTCGCGTCCAAGACATCTGCGGTCGTCAGCGTCGCAGCCGAAGAAGCCGCGTTGGGGTAAATCCGGGTCGTCGAGAAGGCTTCCAGGATTGCGACCGCCCTGTAGTCTACCGTGACCCCCATGTTCCTCCCAACGAGCTGTGCTGCCGCCACATCAACCTTCCCTCCGGTCTGGAAGTATGCCAGACGCGTCCGCGTCACGACATTGCCCTCCTCTACCGGGGTGATGGTCACAGGCGTGTCAACCAGCGCAACCGACGCGGGGTCCGTATCCTCTGTCAGCGCCGAAGGAATTGCGAGATTGGAATACAGCGTGAATTTTTCCGCTGCGCCGTTGATCGACCGGCGGACATTCGCCAGCTGGTCAGCGACGAGTTCCGGCGTGTAAGACAGGATCACACCCTGGTCGAAAAGGGTGATGATGCTATCATCCACATCGGAGATGGTTGTGAGAACTGTGGTGAAAGCCATTTCCTTGCTCCTTTATGCCTTTCCCTGCGCCTGCAAATCTTTGGCCCATTCGTAAGCCGATTTATATTTCTTCGGCTCACCTTCGGTCTTTTGAGGATTCGCATTGAAGGGATTGACTTTGCTGTTTGTGGCCAACTCAACGAACCCCAAAACGTCGGCGGTGGTCGGTAGTTTTTCGGCCACCTCTTTCAATTTGGGGTCGGTAAGTCTGCCGATTGCGGCCTGCCGAGTAGCCTTGTCGGCTTCCTCGTAGGCTGTGAGTTTCTTCTGGGCTTCAGTCAAAGCAGCCTCACGTTCGGCAAGGAGTTTCTTGGCGTTACCTTCGGCAATCGCCTTTTCATCAGAGGCTTTCTTTGCCTCGGCTTCCGCCTTTGCTTTCTCCTCGTCGTAGAGTCTTGCTTTTTCCTTTGCCGCGTCCCGCTCGGCAATGAGCTGCTTGAACGCCTCCTCCGAGTACGTCTTCTGCCCCTTGTCTTTGGCATCAGCTTCCGCTTTTGCCTTGGCCTCGGCATCCGCCTTGACCTTCGCTGCATCCGCAGCGGCTTGCTCTTCTGCTGTCATTTCTTCACCCGTCCGGGTTGTTTGGGGGTTGGGACTTCCTCTCTCGTGTCCACAAGATAGGAGCCCTTTAGTTTCACTCTCATGGCAAGGGGTTCCTTCCCTCCCTTGTACTGATTACCATAAATCCTTTGGATGTCGAATTTGACCTCCGCGCCCTTCAAGAGGGCCAGAAGATCATCATGCTGTTGCTTTGTCATAATCAACTCCGCAAATGGTACAGAACTTGTTCTGTGTGTTGCTCCAGTGATGGAAGGGGGAATCTCTTGGCGCACCCTTACACCACTGTTCCGCCGTCAACCTGCTTCCTGTGTCTGAATTCCCCCGAGGGCTCCTGATGGTTCCCGGGGGAATACCGTCAAAGCCCATTCATCATCTCCTTGTCATCTGGCAGATTCTGCTTATTCGGATCTATCTCAGGAGCATTTATCGCCGACAATTCCTTCTTGATTTCAAGGTTGTGCCTGATTAGCTCAACGGCTGCTTTCTCGTCTATCCCTTCGTCCTCGTCAATCACATCGTCAACCGGAGTCCAGAGACCGAGAGGATATTTCTTCTCCTTAACTTCAAGCTCTTCCTTCTCCGATAGCTGGACTTTGGGCTCGTCGAAGTCAATCCCGAAAACCGCAGATTCCGGAATCCCGGGCTTGCCGTGATAATTCCAGACTTCCCTCGTCACCTCAAATAATGATTTTTCAAAAGCCCTCAGAGCTTCGATATCCGACTGTCTGACTTCCATCAACTCTTGATTGTCGATGGACTTTGCCGCCCCGGACTGAGCCGTAACGTCGAAAGACACAGACTCTGCCGGGAGTCCTCTTTCAACCGCCGCCATCTTGAGCATGAAGTCTATCTGCTTCAGGCAGGGTTCAATCGCTGGCTGAGGCTGCGCGTAAAAGAAGTCCGGCTGAACAACGTCCTTCCTTACGTCGTTAGCCTCGATGATCGTATCCGGGCCGGTCAGGATAACGTCTTCAGAGGCATCGCCCTTTCCTCTTGTCCCCCCAAGATTAATCGCAACAGCCTGACCGTGGGACTGCATGATCCCGTTGTGGAAGGTCGAGACGAGCATGATGTTTGACTTCTCAACCAGGTCCACCAAACCAGAGTCCCCTTCTCCCCAATGGTTCTCCACCATCCTCAAACGGCATGGGAGATAGGGGATTACTCCATAGGGGTTCTTACCATCCGGGTTTTCGGGGCTGGCGAGCCTCTTGCCGTATTCATCAACGACATAATTTTCTGTCGGGGTCCAAACAACCGCACCCACAGTCCCATCGGGGAGGATGATCGAGAAAGAGAGTTTGTCTGCAATCAGGAAGTTATCGGGATTAACTACGACCCTAAGCATGTGAGGAGGAAGAATGTCATACTCGATGTGATCTTTTCTCCAGATCACGCCCACATAAACCGTGTCAAGGAGTTTGGCAAACCTCCCCCAGGACTTTGCCCTCTGATTGATGTTGCTCCCGGCAAGAATCTCCTGGTATGCCTCGTCCGCACCTTCGGTATCCAAATACCGGAGCGGGGGGACGTTGTAGGCAAGCGCTGTCCTGTCAATGATCTTGTGAACCATATTCAGATAGGGAAACTGCATCCTCTGGAGACTCTCATACTTGAATTGAATGGACATTGCCTTGTGCATCCACTTCAAGATCGCAGCCTTATCCCCTACGTAATAGTCGTAGAGCTTCTCAAAATGTGGAGCATGATCTGAGGACATCGAGGTAAACGGGTTCGGCGTGTCTCCCGTATACTCGCCCTTCAGCTTAGAGACTATGTTCGCAAGGAAGGCCATTAGTGTATCCTGACATTCGGGGCCGGTATAGACTCGGACTCGCAGGCATACCTGGTCCCGTCGATCGTGTGGTTATCTTTGTCTTCCAGCTTTGCCTTTAGGTTCCCGTCCTTGTCAACCTGGTAGTCGATGTTCTCAAACTCGCGGGCAATGTTCGGAGTACGGGAGGGATCAATGACTATTTCTTCAAGATCATCCAGCCACTTCTCCCCGTATTCAACAGAACCTTCGCCCTTAATTGCCCCGGAGACATTGATACCGTAGTCTCTCAGCTCAGAGATAGACTTCGGCTCTGCGCTGTCGGCTACGGCCTCCACCCTATCGTATTTCCGCTCCTTCATAATTGCGGCAATCTCGCGGTTAGACATCTTCACGCCGTAAATCTCATCAAGAAAATAGATGCGTCTCCGGGTCTTGTCGTAGTGGAGTCTGACGAAGGCAGCAGGATCAACAGCATAACCCCAATCAATCCCCTGTTTGATGTTGTCGAAATGCTCAATCTCCTCGTTGGTGATCTTCCTGAAGCTCAGATTGTCAAACGGGACCACGCCACCACCGGATGGTTCACCGAGATAAAGCCAGCGGTATTTCGGTTCGCTCTTGGCTTTGACTTCCTCGATCTCGGCTAAGGTCTGAGCGGAGAGGAAAGGATTCTCGGTGTAGGAGGAATGGTGAACGTACGTGTTGGCGGGGATGATGTGCGATTCGTATTTCTTGTTGACCCAGTGCTGCTTCCGCTTCGGGGGGTTGTAGGAATACGCGATCTTGTAGGTTAAGCCTTCCGGCAGTTTCTCCCTCAAGATCGAGTCGATGATAACCTGAAGATCCTCCTCCACTTTGAACTCGGTCAGCTCCTCGATCCAGGCCCTCGCAATGGGAAAGTTGCTTGTCTTGATTGACTTCAACTTCTGGGGATCATCCGCTCCACGAAAGACGATGTAATTCCCCCTCGGGGTGTACGTGATCCGCAGGGGGGCTTTGGCGTATGCGAAATACTCCTCAACCCCCAAGAGATTGATTGCGGATTTGAGCTGCTCATACATCGACCCTTGAATCGTGTCATAAACCTTCCTCATGCAGAGCACGTTGACGGGCAGCTCGATCAAGTCCATGATGATGCGCTGGGAAATGCTTGTGGACTTCCCAGAATTGCGGCCGCCCTTCATAACGTGAAAGGTGTGGTCCCCGTCGCGCCACTCATGCCAATAGTCGTAGAACGAGGGCAGAATCACGTCTGATGTGAGGACTTCGCTCATGGGATTGAATCCCGGATGATCTTCACTCCTCCAGACATGGCGACTTCCTGCTTATCGGACTGTCCGAGGTATTGCTTCCCCAGCCAGATCAACATTACAACGTTGCCCTTTAGAGCAACTTCAATCTGTTTCTGTCGCAATCTCTTGTGAAGATTTTCGCGGCCTTTTCTTAGATTCTCATCAAAACGTCGGGTCAGCGTGGCTACCGAACATTGACAAATCTCTGCTATGTCAACGTCCTTACAACCTATGCGGGCAAGGGCTTCAACCTGTTGCGCATTAACCGCCTTCAATGGTCGTCCACCCTTAGGTTTCGACATGGCCTTAACGTGAAAAAGCCCGGTCTCCCCTGCAGGGACCGGGCCTTGGTTTGAAAAGTGTATTTGTTCCCCCACTACAAATGCAGACGGTGATCAGCCGTCAGCACAATCTACCAATCAATCTCCGTCGAAGTCAAGTAAACTTTACCGCTCCTCTGCCCCATATCTACCGCGGCGATATGGCCCTCGACCATTTACGATTTTGATAATGGTGTCAGAATTGAGAAAGTATTTTTTCCCCAACTCCTCCGCAACATCACCCTCAGTCATCCCCTCGGCTCGCAGTTTTTTGAACTCAGACATGAGCATGACGTATTTTTCAATTGTGGATTGTTTCATTCGGCCTTCTCCAGACGTTTAAGGCCCACCGTCATGTAAGATTCATCGTGAAGATGGATGTAGAATTTCTCCCTTACCATCTCTCTGGAAACCGAAGACAGCTCAACCCCGCAGCAACAATACGCCGTCACCCTTCCCCTTCTTGGGTCTATATGGTCGATCTTAATGCCATGTTTCCCGTTCATTTCACCCCCGTTGGTTTTTTGCACCATCTTAGAACCGTCAATGGACGGTTAACCCTTTACAACGGCAAGAGGAGTTAATCTTTCCACGATTTCAACAAGGTCAACCTGTTCCCGCATTACACTCTCAATGTCCTTATACGCTGATGGTGCTTCGTCCAAATCTTTGACATTGCGGACGCTGTGAATAATGCCCCGCGATTCAAGTCTGCGTTGTTCGTCTTCCAAGTTAAGTTCCCGTTGGGCTTGCTTGCGCCCCATCCTTCTCCCGGCCCCATGCGAACAGGACTGGAAACTGTCTCGATTCCCGCGTCCCCTCACGATGTAACTCGCTGATCCTTGAGAGCCCGGGATGATACCGACAGTCCCCTCTCTGGCAAGCGTAGCACCTTTACGGTGGACTAAAACGTCTTTCCCGTAATGGTGTTCCATCTGTGCGTAATTGTGTGCGATATTGATAATATCCCCAAAGCGGACTTCCTGAAGACCCAAAGAAAAAACCGCGTCTTTGACTCTTTGCATCATCAGACTCCGATTGGCAAGCGCAAAATCTACGCAGTAATTCATTTCATTTAAGTAGGTTTGCCCCTCTTGCGAATCCAAAGGTAGAAAGGCAAGCTCCCAATCCGTTGGGACGGCACTTCGGTATCGTTCATTCAAACTAATGGCGGTTTTGTTGTAAACCTCGGCAACCCGATAACCAATGTTCCGACTCCCAGAGTGAATCATAAGCCACAAAAAACCCCTTGAGTCTTTCTGCAATTCGATGAAGTGATTGCCCCCACCCAATGTCCCAATCTGTGAAAGCGCCTTTTCGTATTGACCCTCGCACATTGGCAACGATTCCCCATGGATAGGAGGCATTAAGTCCGTGGACTGCTTCTCCTTTTGATGGCTGAATCCCACTGGGACCGTAAGGCGGATCATCCCAAGAATGTCTTTGATCGTTTCAATGGGCAGTTCTTGTGCGGGGATATTCGTACTAACCGCGCACATCCCACATCCAATGTCTACACCCACAGCGTTGGGAATCACGGCCCCCTGTGTCGCCAGCACTCCACCTATCGGCATACCATACCCCTGATGACAATCGGGCATAAGAGCGACGTGATGAAATGCAAAAGGAAGCCGGGAGAGATTTTCCGCCTGTCTTTTAGCGCCATCCTCCAGAGATTCACACCAACTCTGGATTCCCTTGCCGCCCTCCACCTGCCACGCAATCATCTTGCCTCCTTTTTAGGTTTTTTGCACACGAATCCTTCAACCCGGTCTTTAGGATAAAGGGGAGTTCTACAGATCAGACACAGTTGAACCGGCTCCTCTGATGGAGCATTTAGGTTCCCACAAAGAGAACATTTGACCAAGGGAATAGTAATTATCGGCCCGACTTCAGCCAGGAAAGCGTCGATCTTCGCTTGAGCTTCCTTCTTTAACCCCTCCCCTTCAAGCCTCCCGAGTATCCCCCCAATAAAAACCCCGAAGAAAAACACGGCGACCAATGCAAAGAGGATGGATAAAACCTCCAGACCCATCATAGCCAGTAACGGGTTAATCATGGAGAGACCTTCCCCGTCTTTATCCACCTCGGGACCCACCAGGGACACGTTAGGACCAGGGCGGCGATGAGCCCCAGGCTGAAAGCGATGATACAGACCACGAAGGCCAGCGTGTCAAACCAGCGCCACCTCATCTCGCCGTCGTTCATTTCTTCCCCTCCGCAAGTAGCGTGTCAATCAGTTCGTGGGCTTCTTTTCTGATCTCAGAGATAGACCTTCGGATCTTCTTCCTCTGCCAGAGGAATGTCAGCTGTACCCCCATCCAGAGGCCAAGAATGAAGCCAAGAGCCAAAAACAGACCGTCGTTCATTTCCGTCCCTTCAAAGAAGCAAAGGCGGCAATGATCAGGATAACAAGACAAATTATCCACGCAGCGGCTATCATCACTTCTCCTTCTTCGGTTGCCACGGTGCATTAGCAATCCGCTCATGCTCAAATTCGTCAACAATTGTCTGGATACAGATAGCCGATTCGCGCATGCGCTTCATTTCGTTCAGTTGTTTCTCAATACCCCCATCCATCACGAATCGTACCGCCGCGCCCAACCGTTCGCTTCCCCATGATTCAATGCGAACCCCAGATGCTTTCTCAAATTCGGAGATGGATTTTCTTAGGCGGGCCACCTCATCTTTCGCTTGAGAGGCCTCCCAAGAATTATGTTTGGGCTTCTCCTCGCGGGTGAGAAAGGCGGCAACGTACTTCGCAATCTTCTCCTTCAATTCGGGCCACCATCTTCCAATCTCAACATTCCGAAGGATGGTTGCACCCGTTGGCTCACCATTGAAAGTCATAATATCCTCTGAACCCTCCCATCCGGTTTGGGAGAGTCGGATGGTGTTGAGGGCGGCGAGAATCTCTCCCTCCTCTCCCCGTTTCCGAAGGGCGGAGAGTTCACAATGGAGCGTCCCGATTGCCGCCGTGATTTCGTCGATGGTCGTTGTTTCCTGTAACCCGAGTTGCTTTGAGACTTCTCGCCCTTCAAATCGGCGCAGTTCCAATTCGTCGTGTTCCTTCCTCAGTTCGGCGTTCTCGGTGCGGGCATCAAGCACTTTTTCCCATATCCAGGCCGCGTGAAACTGCGCCTGCTCGGAAGTCAAATAGCCCAACTGATAAGGAACGCCTCGTATCTGTGTGGTTTTGATGCCAAAGTGTGTCTCAAACTCCTTGAGAAGTTTGGCGTCCAATGCTTTTCTTTCCTCTCCCTCTGTGGTCTGGTCTGTCATTCTGTTTTCCCTTTCAATTCTGGGATGGGAGCACGACGGTTCCACTCCCACGGAGTCATTACATCAATTCTATGTGCGGGGCAATCAACCGTCTCGCACCTGACAAGGAAAATCGACACTCCTGTTATTTCTTCGCTACCATCATCATTCCCCAGCAGTGTCGGCATCTCCCCACAAAACGGGCATGATTTCAGTGTCTCCGGTACTCCCGGTGCGTCTATCTTGCTCATCCTTCCTCCGGGAATTTTCTGCCGCATCTCGGACAGACACCGCCTTCCAGAAGTTTCCTCTTTACCTTTTCAATCTTCCACGTCAGAATCATGTTCACAATCCATAGCGTCATTAATACAGGCACGCACCAATAAAGCCACTCTGGGATGTTCGTAGGCATATCTTTTCCTCCTCCAGTTAATTAAAGAGCGGCTGGCAGGATTCGAACCTGCATTTCGCGTAGGATTGGCGCACCACCCAGAGTCTCACCATGAGCCTTTCGGCGTGTGAGTTGCTCCCGCCACAGCCGCCCGTATTGTTGTTACCGTACTCGATGTGTCGATGGGCGCAAGCCGTCATTGTCATTCTGTTTTCCCTTTCAATTCGATCACTCAATTTTCTTCAGCCATCGTTTCAACCAGCGCTTGAGTTGTCGCTGCGTCGAGTAGATTTGGCTGTCGAGCAGTGAATAATAACGTTGAGCCTCCGCTCGATACTTGCCGTCATTATCAATCCATACATTCAACGCTCCGTTGTCGTTGGCTGTAGTAGCCGCAAACCCTTGCCGCAAAATGTCCAAGCAGGCCGTCGGCGACTGAAACATCTTGCATTCTCTTGTTTTTGCGGTGTTCTCAAGTCCTACAAGTGTCGGTGTCATACTTCCTGCGCAAGCATATCCACCTGCTGCCGTTGATTCATTTGGCATTTTCTCTCTCCTTTTTACAAAGTTCTTGCCATTCCACGTAAAGACGTTCTATCTCCGACTGATGCTTCTCTATCGTGGGACGAAAACCCTCGCCAATCTTCCAGCATTTCTCGCACCATACTGTCCGATAGTCCCAGCCAGAATCGTCCTCGTGAAAGGCGCACTTGTTGCACAAATCTCGCTTGCAGTATTCGCATTGAGCTTTCGAGCAACGGAGACCAATAGACACCTCCACGCCACAAACATCACAGAACTTATGCCGCTCAACATCAGGTCTCGTAACCGGCACTTCCTTAATCATTTCATCCCTCCGGTGATGACAACATCCCATTCAGCTTTTTAAGGGCTTCACGCATCGGTTGCAGCCGCACATCCATCGCGGCTTCTGCGGGAGTCATCTGTTCCATTCCTTTCTTGGTTGTCAGTCAATCACCCGCTTGGATTCCTCTGCCTCGTAATCGAACTCAAAGACTCCGGGGAGAATCTTGTAGTCGCCCTTCGGAAGTACGATAGGGCCGTGTTCCTCATGGGTCAGTGTAACCGAGCCGTTCAACACCCGGATGTACATCTTGCCCTTCTCCTCGCGGAGGATTTCAGCGGTTCCGTTGTCACAGACAAGGACGTGCTTGTGGCCTGTCGTCTCTCCCTCGCGGACAACGAGAGACTTGACGCGCTTTGCGGACTTCGGGATTGAAGAAGTTTCGAGCAGTACGTCGCCTTGCTGGTAGCGTTTCATCTGTGCCTCCTTGTGATTAGGAAAGTATATCTGGAACCCACGTTTTGCTTCTGTCGCCGCTTGCTCTGTAGTTCAATGCTTCTTGAACCGTCCCACAATCAGGATGGACTGCTTCTAAATGCCATACCTTGACCGAAGGGTTTAGCATCCGCAAATAAACTCGTCTCGTCCCTTCTCCCACCGTCACCTCTCCGAGCGTGTAGTCTCCCTGGATGTCTTTCGGCTTCCAGCCGAGCGTATCAAGACAGCGCTCAATCCCGACCTTTCGGATGAACTCCCGCCGCACATCAACGCTCTCCAGAGATTTATCTGTCGTAAGCACAGAGGGATTGATGTCTCTTGCCGAAGTCAGCACAAGCCAATCGGGGACTTTAACCCCATTCAGCATATAAAGCCCCCATCCATCAGGCCAGGAAATTGCGAGTTTTCCGTCTGCGTGAAGTTGACCTGCGATATTACGATTGATCTCAAGGGGCCTTGCACAAGCCATCACAAAATCCTTATTGGGCCACCAGTAACAACCTGATTTTGCGGCGAGTTGGTACGCATCATCGGCGGCTTCAAGTTCTTTGCTGAGCCGGAGTGAACATTCTTCTCTGAAAAACGAAATAAACGAGTGCCAGAATACCCAGAATTGGCCCCCCATCCAATAATGCCAAAAAAGGTTTTGGTTTGAGTCAACCGCCGAGCCAACCGCCGAGTCAACCGCCGAGCCAACCGCCGAGCGAACCGCCGAGCCAACCGCCGAGTCAACCGCCGAGTCAACCGCCGAGCGAACCGCCGAGTCAACCGCCGAGCGAACCGCCGAGCCAACCGCCGAGCCAACCGCCGAGCCAACCGCCGAGCCAACCGCCGAGCGAACCGCCGAGTCAACCGCCGAGCGAACCGCCGAGTCAACCGCCGAGTCAACCGCCGAGCCAACCGCCGAGTCAACCGCCGAGCGAACTGCGGAGTAAACTGCGGAGTAAACTGCGGAGCGAACTGCGGAGCCAACTGCGGAGCGAACTGCGGAGTCAACTGCGGAGTAAACTGCGGAGCCAACTGCGGAGCGAACTGCGGAGCCAACTGCGGAGCGAACTGCGGAGTCAACTGCGGAGTAAACTGCGGAGCCAACTGCGGAGCCAACTGCGGAGAAAACTGCGGAGCCAACTGCG